TTTGCAAAATAAGCATTAACTAATTTTTGGTTGATAGACATAAACTACAGTGTCCTTTTCTTTGTAATTATAATCTTCTTTAATGCCATTATGACTAATATTAAGAGAATTAGCTAATTCATAGGTATTACTTACTTGTATTACTTGTTTACTATTATTCCAAATAAACTTCATAATATCTTTATTTTGATCTTGTATTTGTTTAAACATAGTTGTATTATTTTTGTAATAAGGCGTATAGTCAGGATAAGTGATATTAAAGCCGCCGGCTTCTAGCCACCATTTCATACATTCATAATCATTTCGATATACTAATACAATAGGAAATTTAGTATTTTTTAATTCTTCTAGTTGATGAGCAAATGTGTGAGACTTTACTATCCTTACACCGTTACCACTAAATGGGCCATCCCAGTCATCTGTTGCAAACTCCATTCCGGGATCCCAATAAGCACCTGTATGCCCGGGGCCATTAAGTGAATAAGTTCTTTCTTGAGTATAATCAGTATGATCTACATCAGTACTCCAGTATATCGAACGAGCAATCCCGGACCATCTTGATCCGGGAGCGCCTGTCATTAAGATATAGTTCATTTAAGGCCTAGTTCAATTTTAAATACACTCTTAAGGCCAAGTGCTTCTGTATTAAATAGTACAAGATCTTCTAGTGCATCAACAGTAACTAAAGTCATTAATGTATCTCTGTGTGCATTGCCTTCAGCACCAATTTTCCAATCGTATTGTCCAACTTTCTTTTCAATAATTGCACGGCTGTCTGCATTAGTTGACATTTTAGTTAGTGCAGTTTGTAATGCTTTTGCATTTGGATTGCCTTTGTTTACCCATAGTGCTTTTTGCATGCCATCTCTAAAACTCTTAACAAGTTTATATGCATCATAGAATTCACCACTTGGATATGCACCCCATTTTGCTTTATATAGTTCTTCAAACTGAAAGCCTGGATAGTTTGGATCGTCTGCATGTGAACCGTCTGCTTGTAGAATACCGTGATGAAACCATACTTCTGCATTTGTATCAGATTCTACATGTTTCTTATATGCGGCTGGATTTTCTCTAGTACCGTTAAGTTCGCCACGCTTAAATGCAAGACGTCTTTCACTTCCGCTCATACCTTTAACCCATGTAACATTTTTTTTGAAACAACCAATGTATGATTTTACTGTATCTTGTGGACCACAGATTAACATTGTAAATGCATATGCTTCTGGAGTTTGTCCACTACCTGCGGCAAAACTTGGATGGCTCATATCAGCACCAACACGCTTGCCTGCAATAATGTTTAGATTCATAAGTCCGACACTTTCGTATTGACGGTAATCGTAGTCAACATTTTCTTGTAAAAAAGAAACTCCATTGCCGCCATGTGATACCATAATAACTTTATCGTCATCTCGCATCTCATTGTGCCATGCATTAAATCCCGGAATATCTCTTGCACCTGGAATGTGCTTAATGTTAATATCTTCACCTAGATATTTTTCTAATTCCTTAGCAACAATTTCTGCCCAAACGCTTGTGCCGCCGCCTGGCTTCTGTGGTACTACCATTGTATAATCTGCTTGTGCTACACTCGCAACCATCGCAAATGTAAGTCCTAGTAATAATTTACGCATAATCTATTTTCCTTTTATTAGTTAATCCCCATACTAATGTTATAACCGTTATAACAACTAGTACTAAGAATATATTGCGATCTAACAGTTTTTCAACTGTATAAAGTCCTAACATCTGTACTGTTAATGCTTCTATTCTGTCAAATAAAATAAAAGCAAATAGCAGAGCAGGTCTACTAAATTTGTAACGCTTTGCTAGTAGCCCAACTACACTGCATACAGCAAGCATAAAGTAATCTTCCCAACCGCCTGTGTACTGTACACATGCAAGCACTATAAAGCCTAACAACACTGGAAAGTAATACTTGTAGGGTATTTGCGCTATTCGTGCTATAATTGGCGTTGTCAGCAAGCATATAGCGCCCACAAGCACGGTTGCACACATAAAGCCATATAACATACTATCAAAGAATTTAGTGTCCTGTGCTAGTTCTAAGGTACCTAATTCAAAGTCTAAGTAAGCAAATAAGCCTATTACAATAGCCGCAAAACTTGCTCCTGGTATTCCAAATAATACTGTAGGAATCATACTAGTTGCTTTCTGTGCATTGTTAGCACCTTCAGGTCCTATAACACCTTTGATATTTCCATTACCAAATGTATCTTTAGGATGACTTGCAACTGTCGAACTATATGCCATCCAATCTGCAACTGCTCCTCCTAGTCCTGGTAATAAGCCAATGAACGCACCAATGAATCCTCCACGCAATGCGTCCCACTTGTTGTTCCATACAGCAAGTATGCCTTGCTTAGTTTGCACACTGTTTGCTAATTCGGGCATTGCAGTGTTAGCACGTTGTTTAAGTCCGTCAAGTAATTCAGGTATAGCAAACAATCCAGCAACTAACGGCATTAATTGTACACCGTCACCTAAATATTCCCAACCACCTGTCCACCTGTCAGCATTTGTACTAGGATCAACTCCTATTAGGCCCACACCTAATCCAATGCATAACGCAATCATACTTCTAAACCAAAACTTATTTGTTACAAAAGTTACACATACCATTGCTAACATTGTAAATGCCCATAGTTCAGGCACTCCAAATATCATTATTAATTGTGTATAGTAAGGAAGAAAAAAGAATGTAAGTGACCCCCATAACAATCCGTTTAGTGTGCTTGTAGTAACTGCGGCACTAATTGCATATGTTGCTTTACCCTGTAGTGCTAAAGGAAATCCATCTATCATTGTTGCCGCGGCTGAGTTTGCCCCAGGTATGCCCAATAGTACACCTGTGTATGTGTCGCCTGTTGTGCTTGCAGCTACAACTGCCATAACAAATATAACTGCTAGATAAGGATCTGGAAATAAAGTAATGAAAGAAAATACAAATATTAACCCCGTAGTTGCCCCTGCACCTGGCAGGATGCCAATTATTAATCCGTAAAATGTTCCTGCTAAAAGTGCTAGTAATGATGCCATAATAATATTAGTTATCTAGGATTTTGACTATTTTTGTTAATTATGGCTAGACTATAATTTACCTCGTAACTTAAAGTATTCTTTATCAGCATCTGTATATTGATATAATTTCTTATCAGATTTATCATGCAGAGGTGTTACACTATAAGTTAGATTAGTATGATTGCGTAATACTTGTATTATCTTATCAATTTTATCACTATGTAGTTTGTCATACATAAACTTTACAGTTAGAGATTTAGATGTATTATCTCGCTTTGCTAAGAATTTATCTACCTTGCTTATAAACTTATCTGTCATGTATGCAAGATGAACACTAAAAGTTACATCACTTAATTGATTTAATCGATATAACTTTTCGGGACTTCCGGTTAAATTAGTTAGTGTTCTTATCTCACTATTAAACTTATTATCATTTTTAATGTGTTCTAAAAAATTTAAATACTCGGGTATAAGAGTAGGTTCTCCACCGCCGAAGATATAACTTATAGTTTTTTGGTTCTTTTCGTTTGATGATATAGTATCAGTTAGATAGTTGTAATAATCAATTAATTTTTCTAGTGTAGGATATGCACTTACATTATCATGTATGCTGGGAGAGCAATATACACAATCAAAATTACAACGCTTTCCTAAGAACCAATCAACATGTGCCATTCGATTAGTAATAAAATCGCTTAGGCCAAACGCTAGAATAGTTTCGTTGTCATACCAAGGGATAGTTTTTACATTGTCAATACTATTAAATTGTTTTTTTAGTTCGATAATATAGTCTATAGTTTTACCTTTTGGAATACCGATATCCATTCCACAGTAGCAATTTTCTTTAGGACAAACTGCGTATTCTCTATTAAATTTAGGAGTTGTTTTAATATCAATAATAGGATAATCGTCAATTGCTCTACATATAGTATTGCTAACAAACGATTCATCATTCATAATTAAATTATAAACATAGTTACTAGTATTACATGCCCATCCTTTAACGCTAGTATAAAACTTTAAGTCAGCCAACAGTATTTGTCTAATACCTTGATCTGTTAATATTATCCACATTATTTTTTACCACATATCATTTTGCATACTAAGGGATCACCTTTGTTCCAATAAGGTACTAAACTATCTAAAAACTTTCCGCAGTTAGCCAAGGCAGTTTCTAATCCTAAATCTAATGCATTAAATTTATCATTACCGAATTTATCTATAGTCTCTTGCACAACTGTATCATTATTTACATCTTTGGTATTACGTCTATTTGTATAAAGCCTAATGCCATAATGACAACAGGGCAAGACATTGCCTTCAAAGTCAATAAAGATACTACGAGTTTTATTTGCTATACAATCTATCTTTGCAGTTGAAGATTCTAGTTGCTCAAATTCTATAGTTTTTCTATCATTAAATTTACTATCAACTTCGTATGAAGGTTTTTCAAGATACTTAGTTTCTCCGTTAAAATTATACTTAAATTTGCCATTTGGAAACTGTCTATTACTACTATAACTACGAAAATTAATACAACCTATTTGTTTACTAATATCTTCAGCTAATTCGACTTCATGCTCGTTATGTTTAAACACTATAAATCTCCATTCAACTTTACCATCATAACTGATAAAAGTTTTAAGATTATTTATAATGCGTTCAAAGTTTGTATTTACTCTATATAATTCTTGTGTAGATTGACTTGCACCGTCAACACTTGCAACTAAAGTAAACTTTTTATCACTAGTAAGCTGAGCAAATTTCTTCCACCATCCGTGATCTCGTAAACTACAATTACTATGTACCTTAACACTAAGCTTAGGATTACAATCCCATACATAATCTAGTATAGCTAGCAAGTCGGTTGCTACTAATGGATCTCCGTAATTTCCACAAAAGTAAATATATTCTAATTGTTTTAAAAATTGCGGGGATGATATTTGTTGAAAGTCTTCTAACGATAGTTCAGACTTCTTTATATACTCATGCATTTTACCTGTAAGAGGATTTGTCCTCACACATTGCGGACAAGCTGCATTGCACATGTTTGTAATGTCGTAATGAACTTCTCTTACTTTAAACATTTTATATATTCCTGCACTTCGTATTTGTTAATTATATACTCTATTTTTGGTTTTGTATATGGTAATTTTTTTACAAATCCTTCTTTATTGATCTCACCTAAATCTTCATAAACAACTGTTTCTACTATGTTTGCAAATTTTAAAAACCATTTTTCGGCAACTAGATAATTTTGAAATAACTCCATATGTTCAGTTGTAACTTTAATGTTTTCTGGAAATTCTTCAAATGGATTATTAGTGTGATATATTCCACTTTCTCTAGCGATAACAAAACTTAAAAAATGCTCTAACTTATTTTCTCTTCTTACATATATATAGTTTAATTTAGATAATGTTTCTATTACATATGGTTGTTGATAGTTTTTCCAAATAGCATAAGGATGTACCTTAATAATAGATTTAAATTTGCTGTCTATCATTTGGTTTAAAAGATCCATCCTATTAGACATTTCTTTTCTGCACTGTTTAGGATCCATTTTGATATTTTGGTATAATCTAGATCCTTGTAAATAGTCATCTATAATATCAAATGTTTTAATATATGCGCCGTCAACATAGTCTTTTACTTTTTTGTTTTCGCCAATAAAAAAGTAATCTCTAAATACATTGCTTATCTCTCCTTGATATTTAGAATTTACATAGTCGTAATTATTCGAAAGTGTTTCAACTAACGACTGTGCAACAACCGTAGTTCCGCTTCTGCTTAATCCTAATATAGCTAAATTATTCTTTGGGTGCAGCATCTAAAACTAAATGTATTCTATCAAAGTCAGAATTTGTATTAACAAATGTATGTGGTTCTTTTACATGTACTTTATATGCATGACCGTCACATGGGATAGATTGTATGCTTTTTTGGTTTTGGAACACAAAAAAAGCAGCATCATTGCTAATAACAGCAAAATGATATCTATGTGTATCACCATCTACATGCATTGTGTAGCAGCGTTTTGCAGGCACCCGTAATATTCTCATTCTACAAACCGGCAATGGAAATTCTTTGTACAACTTTCCTAATATTGTATCTTCGTAGTCTGGATGGAAAACACTAAAATCGCCTTCTTTGTATCCAAATGCAGGATAACTAGGCTCGTTAACATGACCAATTCCTTGATACGGATCGCCAGGAGAAACATCTGGAGTATTTAAAAGGCACAGCTGATTGCTTTTGTCCCAATGATATCTATATAAAAACTCAATAACTGTTTCTTGTAATTCTTTATGATCTACATAATAATCTAATTTTTCAATAGGTAATACCATACTGTTATTCCCAGGGCTCTAAATCTATAGTATCTTTAAAGATATGTTGTATTCGATTATCCTTATTAGACATTTTGTTTCCTAATGTACAATGTTTACGACAAGTATTTAAAATTTTAATTGTATAGTCTATATCTTTTTTATACCATTCATTATTTAAAATCTGTTCAATTGAATAGTAATTAACATTAAAAATCTTAGGATCATATCCTTCCATAATTTTTTGAAACTCATTAGTTCCTGATTTACTATCAGGATTAAATCTATTACCGTGCCAGCAACAAGGTAATAGATATCCTTGGAAATCTATAAAAATTAGTTTGCGAGCGTTATACTTACAAGATATAGGAAACAATGTAGGTGTTAACTGCTGTGTCTCTCCTAATATCTGTCTCTCCTGTCGTTCAACTCCTTTGTGTACATACTTGGTACTAGGCTTTAATGTGTAATGCTCACCGTTGTTAATAGGATTAAATCTAGGATTCTTTTTAAGTATAAATTCACTAAAGCCCAATCGTTGCGCCATTTTTGCGGCGTCTTCAACTTGGTGTTCGTTGTGTTCAAAAGGCAACCACTCCCATATTGCTGTGCCGCCTGCATCAATAAATGCTTTTGCATTATGCATAATTTTTTGAAAATTGCTGTTAACTCTATATAAATGATTTGTATCATCAAGCCCATCAATACTAAAAACTATTTGTCCTCGATCATTAGATAATTTGTCTGCAAGTTCTATCCAAAACTCTTTAGTCCTTGCACTGCCATTTGTATAAATTTTAATAAAATCTACACCGCTTTGTGTTATAATATCTATTGCTTCAAGTGCATGTGGATATGCAACAAAGTCTCCATAGTTGCCACATAGATGAACATATTGTATTTTATTACCCATTTCGTCGAAAATCTTTTGAACTGTGTCTAGTGACATGTTTTCTAACGGAAGGTCTGGATTAACTGCGCCATCTTTAACTCTTGCACATTGCGGACACAATAAATTACATCTACTAGTAAATTCTAAATGAATGCCATATAGTGATTCGTAATCATACATTAATAATTTTCCTTTGCACTAAAGTTTTCATCCTGTAGCAAAATGTCAATTTCATCTAGTTTTTTTCTATAGTCAGCGTATTGTTTATAATTTTCGCCAAGTACTAATTCATTAGTTGTTCTTAAATGGAAATCAACATCTTTCCATTCTTCTTGCGTTAATTCAGATCTAAATAAATTTATAAACCTATAAAAATATACATTTTCATTTTTTTCTAAATTACTAAAAAACCATTTCTCCATTACATCATGTATTAGTCGTTTAAGTTCTATCTTAATCGGTAACGGAGTATAAACAATCTTAACATCTATGCCATCATATGTACTTTGTTCAAAATTAATATATCCAAAATCATCAGATAATCTATAAAGAAACATTACTTCTTTAATAAATTTAACTTTAGCATCTTCTTTTATATGCGAAAGTTTCTTAGGAAGAGTATTTTGCAATTCTTCTATTTTATAAGGTTTAGGAAATCGAATCATAACCACCCTGCGTAACTATTTCATGCAAACTATTAACAGTAACAATTTGGCTCTTAATAACATATCCTAATTCTTCACAAAGTCTACCTGCTCGCATACGTCTTTTAACTCTTTCATGGTATGTTAATGTATCATTTGTTTTGCTAAACCAATTGCCTGTATTGTCATATGCTATACTCCAATGATCGGCGTTGTCGGCAATAGGAGTATTAGGTAGAACTACCATAGTTTTTCCTAACACAATTCCCCAAATTATTCCACTATCACTATAACGCTTGTAGTCTTTTATCATATCAAGTGTAGCTTGAAAGTCTTCTTCTGTTTCAGTCGGATATCCTATTAACATAAGCAAGTTAATTCGTATGCCATACTTTTGCAACATTTGCATCATATAGTCGTGGTCGTCTCTAGTAGTTCCTTTGCGCATGTCAGCTAACACTCGATCACTACCCGACTCCATTCCTACACTAATATTATAAACGCCAGCTGCTTGCATCTTTGCATAGTACTCTTCTGGAAATCTAGCTCTAGGCCTTGCTATAAATTGTCCGCCGAACATTAATTCATCAGGTAATAATCCTTGCTCTTTGTAATCAATTATAGTATCTAATAGTTTTACAAATTCTTTCATATTACCATTAATTAAACTATCAGTAAAGTAAAAATCTGTAGTATTATATTTTTTATATCCGTCTAATATTTCAGCAGCAATATTATCGCCTGATCGATATCTAAATTTTTTCCATAAACTATTAATATCACAGAATGTACAAGCTCTTACACAGCCTCTACTACCTGTAATGTAAACCATATTTTCTTTTCCGGGATATAAACTTAAATCAAAGTCATCGTACATTGGAAATGCTAAACTATTAAGATCATTTATTTGCGGAGTAAGTTTAGACTCCTTGCCGTCTTTTAATAGATCAATGATTGCCAATTCACCTTCGCCGCTAATATATGTAGTAATTAAATTTTCGTTAACAAGGAATTCGCCAAAGTTGCTATTTCCGCCGAGACCAAAACTACTTAGTCCCATGCCGCCTGCAATAACTTTTTGATCAGGGTTTATCTCTTTTAATAGTGCAAGAAAATTAACTGTACTAATAACACTATTAACACTGAATACACTTATTCCGATCCATTCAGGTTTATGTTCTAAGATTTTTTTAATTTCTGTTTCTAAAAAGTTGCTATATTCATTATAACATTGTAGTTCTTTTTTACGCTTTTGTACAATGTTAATAAAATTTATTTCTCTGCTGCCGGCGCCGTCTAGACTTGTTCCGGTATATCGCAAATCAGTTTGAAAATAATTATCTAATTCCAACCAAGTGTCAAATCCCACTGAATGGTATAAGTTAATATTTGTATCAAAACATTTTGCAGTATATCCGCCTGCCACAACACTGCCTTTAATAGATGCTATACCCATCGGAGGTGCATCAATGTTTAATCTAGGTATTGCTACTAAGGCTATATCCATTATAGTTTTCCAAAATTCATTATAGTTTTCCAAATGCCCATTTTCGTTCAAGGCACCACCAACATTTCCCGCAATGGTCGAAGTCTCCTACAAACATATGATTAGTTGCTAAAGTTGTACAACTTTTAGTTTTAGGAAACATTGTGTCTTGTAAGTTGTGTAAGTAATACATATCTGCAATAAAACTTTTGTCAATTCTTACAAAAGGCTTATACATAGTTTTTTTCGAATTCCATATGGGCAGAGAATCTCTTTCATCATGCGTTATTTGTGCATTTGAATGTTCTTTAATATCTACTTCTTTACCTTCTACTTCTGCTAGTGCTGGTCCTTCACACAGAGGAGGCATTGAAGTGCCTCCTATAAATAGATCAATTATATTACTAGAAATCATTTTAGCTATAAAATTATCTATTACTTCTCGTGATTGCTTCTCTGCATAATAAATGTAGTGAGTATCAAAGTTTTTAAAATCTAATTCTTTAATTACGAAGTCTATAATGTCTCTAGTATTTTTACCCATATAGTAGTTTTTGTTAGCTTCATTTAAGGTTGCAACAGATAATCTAATATTAGGTTTATACTCTTTTATATACTTTGCAATCATAAAAAATAAAATTGCACTGTCAGCGCCGCCGCTCATATTGACACAAACACTATTATAAGTATCTGGTATATCAATATCAACTGACATAGTTTTATCTTTGTTATGATAAAGCATTAAGTAATTTTCCTCTTTGGAATCTTTGAGTCGGCACTACTTACGCAGCTTTTAGTTATACAAGTCTTAGGTGCTTTAAACAACTGAAACCCTGTTTCGATATTGCCAAGAGGCACATCGTGACAAGAATAACTTCGTTTTACTGAACCGTCAGGCTCTCGTATAATAATGCCACTATATCCTGCGTTACAATTCCATCCTTCAAAGTTATTAAAATTAAAGGCATTAAACCGTTCTGCTTGGTCTATATAATACTTATCGCCTTTCGAATCTTCTAATTCTACTGCCATGTGCCAAGGAACACTTTTGTCGTTTGATCCATGTGTGTTCGGAGGTAAATCAAAGTTTTGTTTTGGACGATTATTCCATTTACGCTTAACTTCGGTATACGCCATTTGTGGCATGCCATTGTATAACTTTTTTAAGTCTTCTGGTTTATACCCATCTACTACCCGACTTGCTGTAGGGTCGCTTTGCGGTTTTAGCGTTACATTTATACCTTGATTATGAAAGAACAATGCGTTCTCCCAATCTCTTTCAAACCAGTCTGGTACCATTACCATATTAATTGTAACTTGTACATCGTGTTCTTGACAGAAGATTAATTTGTCTGCAAAGTCTTGCATTTTCTCAATACTGTTTACATGTTCTGTATGCAAACTTGCTGTAATACTTGCCCGGTGGAATGGTTTAACTGCTTCGACATATTCTTCGTGCCACTTCATATTGCGAGACATGTTTGTTGTCATGTGTACACTAGTATAATTAGTGCTACCTACATCATCAGCAAGATGTTTTAGTATGTCAAGGTAGCCTGGATGAAAGGTAGGCTCACCACCACTTAAACTAAAATGGAAACTGTTAAATCCGTTTCCGCGAGCTTGTCTTTTTATTTCATCTATTGTTTTTAAACATAGTTCGGTAGGACGGTGGTCTTTACGATCACTGCGGGCATAAGGCCAACAGTAGGAGCATTTGTAGTTACAGAAGCGGCCAAGTAACCAGCTAATAGTAAATAAGTCACGGTACAACAAAGTACGCTGACCAACACTAACGATATCGTCGAAGGGTATCTTTGAAAAATCATAATTACTCCATTTTAAATCTTCAGTCATACCATTTCTCATCTTGCATAGGATCTATACTTATTTCATTTATATTAACATATGTCGGCTGGTCAATTACCCATTTTATATACTCAGCGGCTTCGTTTATGTTTAAACATTTTCGGTTAGGATGTTTTTCTTGATTGTTTGATAATGTGCCAAAGCTAACATAACTAATTTTAGGATACTGATCCCATACTCCGCCTAAAGAAAGTGTATTTGAATAGTCTCGTAATGCTTTCTTTTCTGCATTATATCGCCAAGGTTTGCCGTTCTTAACACGATCAGTTGTACTACCAATACAAATTATATGAGGACTATGATTATGCTTAACACACTTTTTGTAAATCGCGTCTAGTAAGTTAGTTTGTTCAAATCTCCAAAGTGCTGAACAATTTATAATAATATCGTGGTCTAAACAAAGTTCTGCAACTCTTTCTTGATCTTGAATCTTTGTTAATTCAAAATCAGTACTCCTGCTACAAAATACTGCGCTAGGATATATTGTAAACAATTCTCCTGCTAGGCCAGTATCTTTATTTCCTGTTATAATCAATTTTAAAAAATCTCCATTTTAAATATTCAGTCATTGTAACCTTTATAAATATTGTATGAAATACATAATAAAAACTCCGGGACGAACAGGCAGTCATATTATAACATCTTACTTACGTAATAATAACATAGATTGTAAGCATTGTCAAGAACTATGGATACCAAATGACCCTTCTAACTGGATATTTATTAACAATAAAAGGCGTAATTGGTGGAATATGGCTTGTAGCAGAGTTATAACAAGTTACACAAAAGAATATGGCCCGTATACTTCTCGAAACATAAAAGTAGAAACAGATATTGAATCCCTAATCGATAGTGCAGGATATGCTAAAAATTGGTATGACACTTTTGACATGCAAAGTAAACAATTTCAATGGCATAAAGTTGTGACAATATATTACGAAGATATGCTTGAAAACATTAATGTTCTTACTGCTATAGGAGAGTGGAATACTAATCTAGCACTAACACAAAAAATGTCAAGCCCGTATACATTCAAAGACACAATTGTTGATTATAATAAATTAAAATTACAGTTTTTAGAATGGCAGTATAACATAGGACTACTAGATGAGTAGACTTATAGCTTTTGGATGTAGCTTTACAAGAGGCACTGCCCTTGACGATGTATGGGACTTTAAAAATAAATGCAGTATATTTCCTCAACCTAGTAAGTACGCCTGGCCGCAATTACTAGCTGACAAATTAGGATTAGAGTGTATAAATTTAGGCAAAGGTGGATATAGTAACAAAGCAATTTGGCATACTATTATAAACTTTGATTTAAAACCTAGTGATATTGTTTTTATGCACTGGAGTTATTTAGATAGATATCATTATTACGAAACTAACGATAACGGTATTATAGTTGATCACAAAGGCAATACTGCTAGAGACAAGGCATTTTTTAAGCACTTACATAGTGACTATGACATGTTAAATGATTTGTATATGCGTATCAATCATATTGATAGCTTATTGTATGGGAAAAAGCGTTATCATTTACAAATAGATCCTACTGTTGCGCCTACCTGGAATAAAACAGAAATATTAAATATCCGCCTTAATGATTATAAAAACAAATATCCGCAGGCTAACGATAAGAGTCATCCAGGAGTGTTAGCGCATAAAGAGTTTGCTACTGCTTTACTGCAAAATTTAAAGAATTAACAATTCCGTTCGGTTTGTGTTCTCTGTGATCGCCTTTAACTGTTATACCTTTTCCGATACATAAGAAAAGAAATGGCTCGTACTTCCACCCTTCTGGCAATTCTTCAGATGTTTCTACATTAATTTGTTCAAGTGCCTTAGGGTTATATGCTTTTAAACAGCAACTATTTAATCCCATTTCCTCTACTGTACAAATTGTGTTCCACATATTCATTCCAATTGCAATAAAAATAGCATCTTTGCCAGTTTTAAATTCATGGTGTTGCCACGGTTTAAATGACCCGTCTATACGAACAGGAATACTATAAGCCAATACAACTGGTGCTGCAAATTGATGATTAAAACATATACCTTCTTTATACCATTCGTCTATACTTTTTGCAAGCCAGTCTTTTTCAAATGCATCTTGAGTTTCTTGAGTACAATTAGCATAGGCGCTATGCATGTATGGATACATTGCATCTTTTACGTCTTGTGGTAACTGATCAACTCTATAATGAAAATTGTTTCCTAAGCTTGGCGTAATGCCGTTAGCAGCATCGAGTATCTTTTGAATTGTCGTAGTATCAACTTCTTCTTTAGAAAATTTACTATAACTTGATCTATTAATTGTTAAATTCTGTAAGAGAGTTTGAGTTGATTCATGCATAGACATTGTTATTCCTCTACTTGTTGATTATATTTATTATAAAGTGTTTCGACTACCTTTTCATGATACACATGATTATAATGCGACCCGCATCGTGCTATATATTTATTATTGTTTGAGTCAGGAATAATATTATCTATATTAAATTCAATTACAGGACATATATCTTTCCATTGACTATATAGTGTTTCAGTAATACTGCTGTCTAAAAAATCAACATACTGAGCGTCTTTAAAATAATGTTCGTATCCTTTATCATTAGCATTAACTATATTTAAAGTATCATCTTTAAAAGTAAACCATCGAGCAGAATAGGTATGTTGATAGAATACGCCTTTGGGAGTTATTCCTGCATTAATTAATTTAGCACTATTGACCATACTAAAATAGTTATTGCCGCCCGGAATGCCTAAGTTTACACAGTATGTGCTTAGTCGGTCTTGCATAAGTTTTGGAATTGTTTCATCAATTGCAACTCCTACTCCGTATGTATGACTGCAACCTAAAAATATATAACTATTATTCCAGTCTATGTCAATCCATTCTTGTTCTCTATAACCTTGACTATTTAGTGTATATGTAAATTGCCTATGCGTTTGCTCAATATAAAAATCTGTATCATAGGCGCCTCGACGTGTCCATGTTGCTGGCCATCTGTCAGGCATATCGTTTTCGGTGTAGTTAACAGTTTTTGGATATCCTGATCTATGAAATCGTGTGTCAAGTAGTTTCATACTTTTCTAATTCCATTTCTTTAAAACTGTGTTGCCAACTTACATTACGAGCTGCATCAAGGTCATTTAAGTAATTCATAAAAGTTTTACCTTCAGTTTTCCATAAGTCTTTTTCTAACATATGATTAACATAAAAAGGCACTTTGTCGGAATATTCTCCAAAGTCATAATTATTAATGCGTTCTTCTACAATTTGTTTAGTTTCATATGGCAACACTTGTGCGCTCATGTGTACAGGCCATTCAACATGATTAGCAAATATAAATTTAATATTTGGAAAGTGTTTACGCATATAATCAAAAGTATCTACTAGATAAAACATACTAACGTTACTACAAGTCCATTGTACGCCTATATCTAAGTGCTTGTTGTTCTTAGCGTATTTCTCCATAAGTTCTAACTTTTTAACAAAACTATCCCATTTAATAGGAAATCTAAAATATTCTCCTGGCTCTTGTATAGCATCTAAACTTAATCGAATAACAACTTCTTTAAAACTTATAAGTTGATCAAATATTTTATCTGTAAGTAATGTGCCGTTACTTACATATGTAAGTGTAATGTCCTTAGCAGTATCAGTAAATGCTATTTCTTTAATAAACTTGTTGTGTTGTTTATTAGCAAAAGGTTCTCCGCCCAAGAAGTTGAAGCGTTTTGTGTGTTGCAAATTTTCTTTAATATTGTCCCAGATAAAACTGTCTTGTTCGATCCATTTATTATCAATATTATAAAACTCTGTGTTAGGATACTTGTCTAACATAGCTTTGTCTTCATTCCATTTACTACTAGCACCAGTACCGCAATGAATGCACTTCAAATTACAAATAGTACCGACACGAATATCTATATTGCTAGGATAATAAGGCACACTACCGTCAGTGGCTGTTTGTTCTATAAGATGTGCATTAGTGTCGTAGTGATATTCATTTTCTTCTAAGCGTTTGCTGCTGCCACTAAGTTCTTCAACATACTTACAGCGTTTGCAATTTTCAGGCCATTCACCTTTTAAAAAGTCTTTGCGTATAGATTTAAAGTAGTCATTGTTCCATTCAGCTTCTATGCTAGTACCTTTTAATTTAACTCCTGCGCCTTTCACTGTAGCCTGGTCAGCATAGCCACAAGTACGTGGCCTGCCAAAAGTATTAGTACTAAAGTTAATCCAAGGAAGTATACAGGGTTTCATACAAGGCGGCCAAACGCATATGATCTTTCTAAACAAAACCAACATTTCCCGCAATGACTATATTCTTGATAGCCGTTAACTACGTCTAATTTTATTTTTTCTTCTTGTTTTTCATTTTCACAACTATAAGTTAACGGCAATAGTTCATCTGTAACACCCATTCTCTGATATAATGCAGCAGTACCATCTCGTTTATCTTTTTGTACAAACGGTAAAACACCTAAAAACGGTTCATTACAATTTTGTTGAGCTGGTGATGCACCATACCCTATTGTTTGTTTTGTTGAATTATTATTCCTGTCTGGATCTGAACTTTCTCTGCATAAATTAAACGCTTCCCAATATGATTCCATCTTCATTCCTTCGTTATTCCAAGCTTTTGCCATATTGCGCGGAGATGGATTTTGTGTTAATCCGCCATAGTAAACATTTACTGTTTTAGCGTTTATTAACTTTGCCAAATTTATTTCTTGGGCTGCTTCATAATCTGGAATTGTCCACGGAAGTGACAGATAATTTATTAAATGTTCTTTTGGTCGTATACCTGTTTTTTCTGCTGTGTAGTCTATAACTTTTTTAGCATAGTGACTATACCAATCTTTAGTTTCTACATCTAACGTTACAACATATAACGGCACATCAATGCCAAGTTCTTGCATTTCTTTACACAAAGTATAGTATATAATACTGCTATCTGCACCTCCGGAAAGTTTTACAGCTAATCCAAATACTGGTTCGTCAAAGTTTTTGGTATAAGCTTCTGAAATGTATTTTTTCGGTTCCCAAAATACCTTATCATATTTACTCATGCATTTCTCCTGTTCACAATAATACTTATCTGTATATATAAGGTATAAGTATAGATATGAGAGACAATGTTAATAGAGAATATACCAAAGAATGGCTACAAAAAGATAGACCGCAGCCTATGTATAGTAGTGACATAAACAAATTTTACGATAATTTTTATCAACACAATCCTGTACATACGCCAGACTTAGATCAACAGTTTAAAGATGCATTTGTACAATGGTTAAACAATCACAAGTACAGTACATTTAGTGGGCTAGAAGCATTTACTCGGCTCGACATTATAAACGGTTGTACACAATACATAGATGATTTATATCAACGCTGCGGCACACTGCAAACATTCAAAGATGATTATAAGTATCACTGGCGTTTAAATAATGATATTGAATATACTACAGTAGACACTCTTGACCCTAATAAAGAATTACTTATAGCAATGCCGTTTCCGTTCTATGGTAACGAACATCCTGACATGACCCAAATACTAGATCGTTGCATTGAGCTTAACATACCAGTACACATTGATGGAGCATGGATTAGTTGTATAAGAGACATAGAATTTAACTTTGATCACCCTGCTATACAAACTATAGGTATTAGTTTAAGTAAAGGAGGAATGGGCGGCAATCGTATTGGACTACGCTTTGCTCGTAACACTCCTGAAGGCGCAGTAACTATAATGAATGACTTTAACATGAATAGTCAAGCAACTGTTAGTATGGGTATTAAGTTTATGGAAGAACTTGGGCCGGAATACTTTTGGACCAAGTACGAAAAAGATTATGCTAAAGTTTGTACAGATTTTAATTTACAGCCTACTAAAGCGATACATCTTGCTAGTAAAGACGGTAGACCGGTTGGTGTTAGACCTTTATTAAGATGTCTTCAAAAATAGGATCGAGGTCATAAATGCTAGTACCTCGAATGTTATCTAAAAACATAGTACGTTTTTTAAACATCCTAGCTTGATCAGGATTATAAGGATATCTTTTAAAATGGTTTATTGCCATATCAGCCGTAGGGTGGTTTAATTTTTCTAGATATTTAATTTTATCTGCTTTAATATGATCTGGAATACAATCTAGTTTTCCTGCTACACCATACATTGGAGTCATGTTAATAGTTTCTGTAGGAAATTGTAGGAAATATTCTATCCAGTCTTCGATAATTGCAAAACTAGTTGTCTGTACTACCATTTGTATTTTATAATCTTCTGCTATATCGATTATCTTAGGAATATTTTTTTCTATCTTATGCCATTCAGCACCGGTTCTTATATATTCATATGCCTTGCCAGCAGCATCAATACTTAAATTAACATGTATATGGCTGAACTTTTCTGCTCTACTCATCCACGGTTTATTTATACTAGTGCAATTTGTAGTATAATTTAATTTTACTTCTTCAGTCTTCTCTGCATCAATTAAATAATCTAGTATAGGAAAAACTTTTTTGTTTATAGTCGGTTCGCCACCTAATATAGCAATCTCTTTTAAATTAGATAAATCAAAATCTAGTATATCCTCCGTATCTCTTATTTGAAGAGGGCCGTTAATTTTAGTATTAAAATATAACTTAGTTGCTTTTTGTTGCACTTTTGGCTGAAGATATTCTTCTTCAATTAAACTAGAACTTCCGGGTCCGCACATTCGACATTTTAAGTTACATAGATTATCTGGGCGATAATCTAACTTGCCTAATTGTCCTACAGTGTATCTACCGCTTTCAACATACTTATTAATATAGCCACGAGTTGAGTTATCACCAAGGGCTTCGGTTTCGATACACTCAACACAGTTTTTTGAAATTATATCTGTGTCATTAGTCTTCATAGCAGTTTTAATAATAGATAAGTATTCACTATCTGCATATTCTTTTATACTTCCTGTAAAGGCTGGGCCTTTCCATTCACAGCAAGGTGTTATTCCTTGTGTACCTTGGTATTGTACAGTTGTCCAGGCTGCATAACAAAATGGCTTACTCATATATAATATTTTTCTTTATTAGGTCTGTTTTATGCGGAGTCGATAGATAGGGAAATGTTTCTCCATTTAAGCATGTATATTTCTGTTCACTTTCGCTGTCTCTTATTCCTTTTCCAATACACATAGCAACTACTGGCCAACTGTTATCCGAACTTGTAGAGAAATTCCATCTATTTTTACAGATTTCAATCCACAGTGATGTAACACTTTTTTTCAATTTTTCTGTTCTACACCCAATATAACTAAAATCATATCCTGCGTTTAATGTTTCATTTAACAATGCACCACCATGAATACCGATTGCTGTGAGTTTACTCTCCCATTGATATAAATTTTTATCTAACATAAGTGTAGTATCTTCAGGACAAGGCATTGCTAGATAAATTATTGGACAAGTTACAATTGCTGCTTCGTGAAAATTCGTTTTATTATTTAAAAAAAAGTTCTTAAATAAAAATTCTTTTATTTCTAGGTCACTAGGCAACAACTTTAGTATTGCAAATTGGTTATGTCCGCAATTTTGTAGTGGGCAATTCTGTAGTATCGTTTCTGCTTTACTTTGGAAGCTAGTTGGTATAACAAAATTATTGTCGTATACTTTATAGTTTCGTCTATTATCCCATTGGGTTACTGATTCGTCGTATCCATTTTCGATATGATATTTTAGTAACTCGATACAATTACAAACAATGTCTTTACTTTCGTTTGAAATATTGTTAGTATCAAACAGATCATAAATTTTATCTTTTAGTATGTCATATGCATATAATTCTGCATGTATATATTTTAATCTTAAAGTGCCTCCTAAGTAAAACATTTTTATTACATGATCAATTGCAGTAGTATCATTCGATTGAATACATGTTGAAATTGCCTGTAAGATATAACTCATATCTCTTATGCACTTTTTAAATTCAGTAGTACGGTCAGGAAATTTTTCCTGAACACTATTTTTAGTACTTTTTGATAGTTTTTTTATATTTTTTCGCAAAATTGTAACTGCATGCCAGTCCATTATATATTCCTTATATCCCACCCTATTATATTCCAAGTGTTACATTTTCTATATGTATCAGTCATTTCTACATGAGATGTTAGCATTTTTATATGTGAAGGAGAATCAGCATTTTCGATCATAGTATACAACTCTATTATTTGCTCTTGCTCTTCATCTGAATACTTAGTCAAATCAATTTCTTTTATACGGGTTGCTGCTTGCTGTCTTACATCAATAGGAGTATTATCTAACTTGTACCAAGGTGCTCCGTTGAGCCAACTAAACCCAACTTTGAATCTATCTTGGAATTCTGTATACTCCTTAAAAAATTCAATACTATCAGCTAAGTTAAGTATGTTTAAATTATGTGGCACAATAGCAAACTCGCAAGTTATCCACGGATATTTTTTTAGTATATCAATTTTTTCTAATGTGTCATTCCATTTTAGTGGCCAACGCAAATATTCGTAAAATTCTTTACCACTGCCGTCGATACTGTAATTAATGTGCAAGTGGTCAAATGCCTCTAATTTCTGTATTTGTTTTTCTGTGAAACTGCCATTAGTAGTAATATTAAGTCCGGGAAGGTCTTTACCGCTTGCTATTAATGCATCAATCATTCTATCAAAATGTACATTAATAAATGGCTCGCCTCCTGATATTTCTAACTTACGAATAGTGTCAGATCTGTCAACAATATCATTGACAATATTTCTATACCAGGTCTTTGTTTTAGTCCAATCATGTTTTTTAGTCATTAATTTATATAAATTTGGATCATTTACACTGTTAGTCATTGCTTTATATTGTTTTTCAATTAAGCTGCTTCGGCTAACATTACAGATACGACAAGCAGTGTTGCACTGATTGCCAAATGTAATCATAATGTGTTCTACACCCTTATCAGGCTTGCCTTCGTAATAAGCATTACGTTTTTGACGCATGCTTTTTGCGCCCTTGTCTTCTTGTTTCCAACAAAAATCACATCCGCTTACTCTTTCACCTGAATCCAATTTTTGTTTTAATTCTGCTAACCAATCACTATTAAGATAATCTTCAAAATTTTCTGTATCTAGACGGTCGCCTACATACTGGCAACAAGGTCCTAAGTTTCCTTTACTGTCAAAATGTATCTGCTTATATGGTTCGCTACAACTAGTCATTTATTTTCCTACCGTAACTAAATAATTTTGTGGTATCCCTGCAATTTCTCTTTCGACGACTGCATCTTCACATTCAGTCATTATAAGTTTAAATTCAGGATTTCTTTCATATAAAATTTTTTCTAAATCATAGATGTTGCTCACGCAGCCATTCCTCTTTTAGATCCTCGTCTAGTTCTTTATAGAACATCATAAGAAGTCCCATTTTACTATTCCACATTTTTTTGTTTTTATCTTTAGAACCTTCGTTTGTAGCATGTAACTGTACAGCATCAAAGACCATCGGTGAGCCTGGGGTCCAATCAAACACATTCTCTGCACTTAACCCCTGCACTCTCCGATAAGGAGTATTTAGATAACGTTTATGAAACTCTTTATCAAACGGTATTGCGTTGTTCTCTCTCGGAATCTCGGCGCCGTTTCTGTCATAAAATTGTATGTCAGTATAGTCTGTGACTATTTCATAAATGCTTGCAATACCAGGGGTTTGATTGCCACCATTATAAACCTTGGCCCAACCAATATCACGCTGTTCAAAGAAAACAATCTGTCCTCCGTCAAACTCGTCATCGTTAACGCCCATCCACAATGGTAGTATAAAGTTTTTCCAAGTTGTGAATACACGCTGTTTGTCATTTAAAGGAACACTTTCTAACATTCCTCTGTAGCCTTTTTCACGCATTGCATCCATATGCAATCCGTATTGCTGAGGTGTTATAAAATAATTTCCGCCGATGGCACATGTATCAGCAGCAACTTCTCCTACACATTCTAATATTTTATCTTTGTATCTATCGTAGACTTTGGTCATGTCTGTATCAATAATTACTGTTCCGTTTTTATTTAATCTTGGAACACTGTCGTCTGTGAAGGCATTTTTCCATACCCAGTCGAGTTCTTCTTTTGAAAATATGTTGTCTAAGCATTTAGATTCGCTGCTATGTCTCCTTACATTTTCAATTGCGATTGGGTGATCCATCGGTAATAGATAAAATCCTGGTTCATCATGTTTCATTATCTTTAACCTTTCTTAAAATTTCTTTATTTACTACAAACTTGTGTAGGGCAGGAAGTGCCTCTTTTAAATGTAATCCAGTTACCTTATCTATATTTAAAGAAAAATCTATAAACTTGTCAAACATTTGGTTCTGTTCAATACTTGCATAATATTTTTGGTTGTAGTCATCTTTTATTTGCTCTAAATATTCTTCAGGTAATACATGCACACTCAGAAACTCAGGTACAACCAGCAAGCTACTATAATGATCAAATCCTAGACTCTTAGCATATTGTTTAACATTTTTCATATCATGTAAATTATACGCTTGTACTGTGCTGTATATAGCTAGGTTAATATTTGTATTAGCAGCATATGCTGCCCATTGCTTAGTAACCTTATCAATTGTATTCCATGTTTTGCCGTGTCTCACATAATCGTTTACAATACCTATACCGTCAATGCTAAGTTCTATTGTTACTTTTTTAAACTTCTCTAATGTAGGTAACCACTTTTCTGGAAACAATGTACAGTTAGTATTACATTCTAATTCAATATGTTCAATTACATTATGATATTCCAAATATTCAAATAGCTGCTTGGTTTCAGGTGTAATAAATGGTTCGCCGCCAAGGTATTTAATTTTCTTTAATTTATGTAAGTTAACATCAGCAAATATACTAGGTACATCAATCTCAGGTTGCACAACAGTATGATGGAACTGTTTAAGATTTGAATTTTTTTCTACTAATTTATTCCACAATGTACTATATGTAGGGGCGCACATTTTACATGCTAAGTTGCATTTATTACTTAAACTAAGTTCGATGTATTCTAAATCTTTTGTGCCAGAAAACTCCTTGTTAAGGACCTGGCGTAAACTAGTGTGGCCGCGATCTTCTTCTTTCATGCACTTTTTACACCCTTCGTCCCATCCAGTGGCCATGTTGTTGACAACTCCTTGATAGAAATCACTTTGTTTATAATCTGTAAAACTAGTTTTTGTTATATCAACATGTGGAAAATTGTTGAAGCGGCAACAAGGGCGCCAGCTGCCTGCCACAGTTATACACATATGGTTGTTAAAGGCATTACATTTTGGCATTTATTATCTCTTTTACATTTTCATCAACATAATTTGCTACCCATTGCAACCCTGTTCGGCCAAAGTGAGTTCCTGCTTCCCACCATTCTCTACATTTTTCTCTAGTAAGTATATCTTCTACACAAGGTATATCTGTTATGTTTCTATCTGCACCTTCTGTCTGTAAAAAACAAAAATCAGTATTATGTTTAATATAATTAAGCGATAATTCCCATTCTAAATCCATAGTTTCAACATTTGTATTACTATAATACTGCTTTGCAAAATCTATACTTTTTTGTTTATTATTCATATTAGGCTTTTGTGTGGCAAGAGGCGGTGTTAAGCATTGGACAGATTGAAAGATTCCATGGTAATATTGTTTTAAATTAGGCGCAGCAGGTTCTAAGTAATTAAAAAAATCTGTTTTAGGCTCCCAATAGGTTAATCTTTCTGGTCTTGATATTTGAAAAATATATAAATCTGCAGGAGTTGTTTTCTTAACTATATTCATCTGATGAATTTGAAAAGATACACTACTTGCTGCAATTGCATAATTAGTTATTTCTGCATTAGGATATTTTTGGGCGAAGAAATACGGCCAATTAATATATTTTTCTATTTGTCCAACACCGTGTGTCCAACTACAACCAAAAATTGCTATCTTCATGATGCATCTAGCATTCTAGTTTTCATGTCTGCTTCTTTTTTCTGTAACATCCAAGACTTACTTTGTCCAGTAAGTTCTGTAATTAGATCATTTACTTCTTTAAATCGTCTATTACGGGTTGCTAAGTCATTTCCTTTATAACTCCAATCAATTTCGTCGTTGTAATAATCTAAATCGTCTTTTATTTCTTGCCATACTGGCTGTGTGTCATCTAACATAAGTGTGTTGGCAAAACTAAACCAAATTAAAGGAGTTTTGCCATCTTCGGCTTTACTAGATGCCCATCCAAGATCATATATTTTTCTTACTGTGTCTAGGGTTTCCTCATGATCTTCTTCAGTTTCAGTAGGCCATCCTATAATCATCATAAGTGTGCTTGGTATTTTGTATTTTTGTAGCATTTCTAAACAAAACCACATATCTTCGTCAGTAAACTTTTTTTTCATATCATAACGAATTTTTTGTACAAAGCTTTCCATGCCGATTTCAACTTCTTCGCACCCTGCTTCTTTCATCATACGATACCAATCTTCGGGAAATTGTTTCTTGCTACGGATAATCCACTGACTTACCCATTTAAAATTATCGTTATGTTCTGTACGATATTCACTTAACCCTTCTAACAGTGTCTTAAATGCTTTCATGCTACCGTTAATAAGACTATCAGTAAATCGAAATGTTTCTCTATCATATTTTTCACGCACAGCAAATATTTCTTTTGCAATACTTTCTCCTGAACGGTATGTATACTTTGGCCATATTTCGTATACGTTACAAAACGTACAACGCTTGACACATCCTCTACTACCAGTTACATATACAGGTTTATGAAATTTTAATTTATAATATCGACTCCAATTAATATCGTCATAATTAGGTATTTCTACATCGTCAAGACTGAATAATTGAGTACTACTACCATTAATGCCAGGTGCAGTAAAGTTGCCAGCCATTAGATCTAAGATTGCTTGTTCGCCGTCGCCCCAAACATAGTAATCAATCATGCCTTTGTCGAGATACCTTTTTGTACGGCCTGTGACTTCTGCGCCACCCCATACAATTTTAGTATCGGGCATCTCTTGCCGTAATCTAAGGCATAGTGTTGTTGCAATTGCTCTACTATAACTACTAAGCATACTCATGCCAATATACTTAGGATTAATATTTTTAAATTCTTCCATCCATCTATCAATGACATACTCGTATTTTAGCAAAAGATCGTTTCTAAAAAAGTCATTATCATCAATGTCTTGCTTAAACACACGATCATTTTCAAAAAAGTATTCTTTGTCGCCGTGTTTTTCAAACTCTCTAAACATATCAATATTTAAATCAAGAACTGTGCAACTATAGCCTGCTTTTTGCAAAGTAGCTTTAAGCACAGCTGGCCCGACTGTAGGTGCGTCTGGGTTAATTTTAGGTATAATACAAAGCAGCATATCAATCATTGTTACAAATTCCTTTTATAATTTATTTATCAACCACTTAGCTTGCCAATCACAGCCTTCTATGTTAAAATGTTCGCCGTTATCAGCAATAAAGGAATCTATTACATTTTCTTTTTTTGCTTCTTCTACCACAACAGGACAAATATCTAATTTTAAAACATCTTCGTTATGCATAAACATTAAGTCAACTTTATCTTTTAAATAATAAACTAATGCTTTATATTCTGTTCTAAAAATACTTTTATTTACTGCTGTATAATAACTTTTTGCAAAATCATATTTTCCTAGTAAGTTCCAAAAGCTATCTGTTTTTGGTAACTTCATATGTCCAGGAGTAATTGTAACTACTTTCCTAAAAAATCCATCTTCAATATCAAATCTTTTATAATTAGGTTCAAATTCAGTTAAATGTTTAGTAAAATCATAATCTTCTTCAAAGTATGTAAGACGACCCGGCGATGTAATTTGAAATATTATCTTGTCGTATGTATTATGCCTTAATACATCATCTAATAAAAAAGTTTGGAACTGTAGATTGGAGCCGCCAACAGCATAATTATCAATTTTCCAATCTGGTCGTAACTTATGTAGTGCATAAGGCCAGGAATAAAAGTTATTTAATTGCTTTAACCCATGAGTCCAACTGCACCCAAAAGTTGCTATTTTCATTTGAATATATCTTTCATTTCAGGAAATGTTTCAGCAAAAGATATTCCACGCTGCTTGTCACACAACTCTAAAAACTCTTTCATCTCAGGCAAGCGTTGACTCCAGTCTTCACTTTCCATAAAGCTTAACATACCATCTAATCGTTTCATTCCGTACGGACTATTGCGCCATTTGTCATAATCAACTTTGTCTTTGTGCCAAGATGGAATACATAATTCCCAGTTCTCTTCTATCCAAGGATAAAATTCTTCATACTTACGACGGCATTCTGCTTTAAACCAAGCAGGCAATGCTTTTACATTTAAATGGGCAGGCCAGTATACAAAATGATAGTTTATCATGCCGGCGCCAAAGGGCCACATATTTATTTTACGAAATTTTTGTTGAACTTTCCATTTAATAAAGTCTGGAATATAATATATATTAAGTGCTTGAACTGCACAAGCAACAGTTATTTCAACATTGTCACTAGTTTCATTATCTAAAATATGAAATACTTCTTCTTGTCGTGACCAAGTACTAGGGTAACGAATATAGTCATTCATTTCTTTAATACTGTCTATGCTGTAATGAAACCGTACTATTTTAAATTCTTTCCACAAGTCAAATAAATCGTCGCGCCATTCAACTCCGTTCGAGTTGTAACGTAGTTCTAAGTCTTTTGCATACCCCATTTTAATTGCGTGTTCAAGTATTTCGTAATGCTCTTCAATGATAAGACTTTCGCCGCCAGCAAAGTAAATTTGTTGCATACTGGGCATCTGCTCATAAAACTGTTTCCAAAAAGTTGGATTCTGCTTATGCCAGTTGTAACTACTACCATTAGAACTGCCTTTGTTATCCCATTGCATGATCTCTTTGAGTGATTCGTTCTTAACTTCAGGAAAGATTGCTTTATAATCTTTAATCCATCCACTACTATCATGTGGACTACACATAACACAGGCAAGTTGACACTTGGTGCCAAAACGCAAATCAATGTATGCTAAGTTAGGCGGAACACTTCCATCTTCATTTGTGTCTTGTAGGATTTTTTCTAAATCAACTCTCTCACTCCAATATGCAGTTTCCCACATACGTTTTGAATTATGTCCTGCAGCTTCTTCTTTGAAGCATTTTAAACAACTAGGTGGCTTTTCGCCAGCTAACATCTGCTTGCGAACATTTTTCATATAGTTGCTGTTCCAAGCAGTTTCAAAATCACTTACATTTAAATTATTTGGTTTGCCGTCGTCAGTTTTAAGAATACCAACTTGGCCGCCGTGTTCTTTATCGTTAGTAGCACCTACACTACTAGCGTTTGCTGTACAGCATACTCGCATACTGCCATCTGGCCGTGTGCTTAGATGTACCCAAGGTAGTAAGCAAAATGTGTCTGAGGGATATTTATTTTCTGTCATACTGTACTTATTCCTAGTGGTTTTTGTTTTTTAATTCGTGACTTGAATTTGTTTATCAATTTCTATATCGCTGCCGCATGTACATTCTTTATATGCACAAATAATAGGTTCAGTTAATAAGTTAACAGTTTCTGGTGATGTTTTTATATTGCCCATTATTACTTTGTTATTGCATGCATTAGCAGGAACAACATCTCCGTTAGCTTTGATAACTACCAAGTCTTGTCCAATGTTACATGCCCACCCTTCAAAACGATTGTTACCTGCTTGAATTAAGTCGTGATTGTTTTCTTGTGTTACTGTACCGTCGTCATAGTAGCAGTTGATTCCTAAACTAGTCTTGTTGCGTTTTGTACTAGGACGATTAGCAGTAGTTTTGTGAGCCTCTATCATCCATTGTCGTTGCTCATCACTATATAACATCCAATCTCGTTGCCCAAATTCAACTTGTAGTTTTTTAATTTGTATAGGAACAACAGTATTGTCCCGTAGTTTTTCAAATATACCTACACACTTATCCCATGCATTTATATCCATCAACATTTGAATGTTAGTTTGGCAATCATGTTGTATATTGTTTACAACTTCAATTGTATGATTAACATCTGCTTCTTGGTGATGATAACTTATGCTTACTTTGTCCAAGTAAGTCTTAGTCCTATTCCACCACTTAATTGTTCTGCTACCGTTAGTTAAAATGTTTACAACACTGTTAGGATCGACCTCTTTAATTATTTCACTGAGTCGTGTAAAGTGTTTCCATACTGTAGGCTCTCCTCCAAGTATTGTGTATATTCTATGATCGTGTGTACTTTGCTCGGTAATTCTTTTTATTATAGTTTCGCATTGCTCAATGTCCGGCCAGTACAAGTCGCCGCCATTACTATCTGGTGTACAGTATGTGCATTTGAAATTACATACATTGCTAAGTATCCAATCAACTACTAATATATTATTGCGTGTTTTTATTTTATATAAATTTGTCATAATAATGATTCTGCCCATGGATATGCATCTAAAAATTTAACATTACACTTATAATCCCATATATCGTTACTGTAATGTTGTAACTTCTGTTGTTCCTTAGTACTTATTTGTCTATGTTCATACATAGTTTTTGTTTGAAATGTTCTCCAATTATTGTTTACATCACCAAACATTACTTTAGAAAAATTATTATAGAATTCTTGTCTAGCATCAAGTGGAATAAGTCTAAAATCTAAGAAACTAGGGTAATCAACTTCGTTATAACTCACTCGTGCTTTTGGAAACTTGTTTGTCCAAGCAAAAAACTCTGTCATATTATGATATGTAAGCATACTAATAGCAGGAGTAAGACCTACTGTACATTTACTATTGTACATTCGTATAAAGTTACGCTCAATAGTTTCCCAACGTGCAGGGTATCGTTGATACTCTAAAGCGGCGCCTACGGCGTCAATACTACACATTAGCTCTACATGCTTAAACTTTTCTAACGCTGCTAGTATGCGTGTTTTAGCACTCGTACAGTTGGTTATAAACTCAATCTCTAAATCAGTCTTGCCTTGTTCTACTAGCTTATATAAAAATTCTTCAACTTCGGGCATGATAAAAGGCTCTCCGCCTGCAAATCTAAGTGTTTGCAAGTCCGGCAATTCTAAAACAAGATTAAGCAACTTGCCAACATCAATATTTTTTGTGCTTGGTATACTACGTAGCAAATCGTTGTCTACTCCGTTTGCTTTTAATTCATGTGCAAGATTGACAATTTGGTCTGAGAAGCCGCCGCTACACATTTTGCATTGTAAATTGCATTTGTTACTAAGTCTTAAATCTAAATGTCGAATACTTTGATTAGTGTTACCGTATTGTTGGTTAACCCTGTGCCGTTTACTTTCTTTATTATTGCGTTCGTTATGCCAACAGCTTTCACAGGCAGTATTTTCAATTCCTTGATTAAGATCACGTTTGACTGAATTGAGCCATGTATTATTTTTATACCAATCATTCATATCGTCAATTGTGTTCCAGTCAACTACAAGGTCACGCTTTTGTATACAACAATGACCTACACGGCCTGTTGTATCAATATTAAAACCGTTATCTGTTAGTGTACAAAACTTATTCATTTTATCACCGTATTATAAATTGGGGCAGGCTTTTCTTTGCCGCCGCATTTATTGCATATATCAATACTTTCACGTTGCCATGCTGGATATAAATCATCTACAAACTGTTGTGTAATAACTTTTAAATTAGCATTACGGATATGATTATTTTTATATTTTTTATAATTAAAATTTGTGCGATTGTCTAACTGCCTGCCGCTTATATAACAACATGGCCAAATATTTCCCCAAGGATCAATTTGTAACATTCCTTCTTCAGCGTAAGGACAACTAAAACTACCAGCAGCGTTAACAGCAAGTGTAGACGGAGTTGCTACATGGGAACGGAAGGTATCACGTCTAGCATATTGAGTTGTAAAAGTGGTTGTATCAGGCCCTGACAACTTCTGTGCAGGGAAGTCTTTATATGCTTTCATGTCGACGTCTGATCGATTACGATTAGTTTGAAAGGCTAGACATCCAGATGATTTAGCAAACTCACTTATAGTATCAATATCAGCTTTATTATAATCAAATACAATACATTTCCATATACTGTTCCCGCCTGCATCATTAAAAGCACATAGATTAGCTATACGCTTGTCCCAATTAATACCACGGCGATATAAATCATGGGTTTCTTCTAAGCCATCAATGCCCCATTTAATATCATGCTTGTCAAACTTTTGTAATACGACTGCAAGATCATTCCAAAACTTTGTATTACGGGCGCCTCCGTTAGTATTCAAGTTAAGATATACATCAGTTTTTACTTCGGCAAGTATTTCCATCATATCAATAAAATGAGGATGCATACTAAAGTCACCAAAGTTGCCATTAAAAATAATCTCTTGTATATTTTGTAAGTTATCTACTGTAACAAAACTACGCCAATCATCTATGCTTATATGATTAAGTTTTAAATTAGGATGGTTCTCACCGCCATCAATATTTCTATCGCAGGCACCGCAGAAAGCATTGCAATAACTAGTGCAATCAATTTCGAGTTTTTTAATTGTTTCAAATTTATATAGATTCATTGTGCTGTGTATTGTGTTGGCTTATTTGTTTTATGCAAACACTTATTACAAATATTATAAGAGCCTGTTTTCCATGCCGGATAAAGATGTTTTCTAAACTGTTCTAAAATCTCTGTTAAAGAATGTTTATTCAAATTATTTATATTCCACTTGTTATATGGAAATTCTTTGTGGCTTGTAACTACATTACCCTGTATAAAACAACATGGCCAGGTTTGGCCATTAGGGTCTATAACTATAGTCTGTTCTTCAGCAAAAGGGCAAGAATAATCTATAAATTTAATAAATGTATTTGGAGATTTATGTGACATTTTAATATCTTTGAATTGATCCATAAATTTATAATTTTGTTCAAACTCTTCTGTAGTTGGTGATGTAATTACACCGCTTGGCAAATTTTTATATCTATCTACTACAATAGGTGTCGCTCTATTTCTGTAAGTTTTAAATCTAAAAAAGTTTAATTCTTTAGCTAGTTGAGACATTTCTATAATTTGATGCTTGTTATGATCAAATATAATTGTGCGCCAGGTAGATATACCGCCGGCGGTATTAAATGCTGTAACATTTTCTATAAGGGTATTCCAGTTTACATTGCGCCTGTATATGTGGTTAGTGTCTTCAAGTCCGTCGATTGCAAATTGCATTTCGTGACTTCTAAATTTTTGTAACGTAGTTGCTAATTGTTTCCAAAAAGAAGCATTCCTTGCTCCGCCGTTTGATGATACTTTAATAAACAAGTCATCTTTTATATTACTAAGATATTCTAAGAATTCAATAATATTTGGATGCATACTTACATCACCAAAGTTGCCATCAAATGACAAGGTAATGATATTAGATAAATTTTTATCCTGTACAATTTGTTTCCAAGTATCAAAGGACATATGATGTAACGGCATTTTTAAATTTACAGGGCCGCCGTTTATATTACGGTCACACGCTCCGCAATTAGCATTACAGAATGTAGTAAGTTCTATTTCTAATACCTTTACAGTATTAATGTCATATTGATTCATTTAAACTGCTCTGCAAAGGGATCAAACTCGGCACCGCACTTCATAGCACATACCTTTAGTTTGCCGTCGCTGCAACTGGGCTTATTCCAGCTTGCTTGTATGCTATCAAAGATGCCTGTGTCAAACACTGCCTCTAGGCCGTTACGGGCTTGTAAGGCGCTTATATCAGGTATAAAGTCCCATATTTGTTCTACCTTAGGATCTTTATGCCACCATTTATACATACGACCAGCAGTCCAGCAACAAGGCAACGCTAGTCCTTCTGCTGTTATGAATAAGCTATTATCTTTCTTTACTTTACAAATAATAGGTGCAGCATCATAATATGTATCCATACTTCCGTACTTATTAAGTATTACATCTTGCTTCGAAAGTGCTTTGTTAGTATATTCTTTTTTAGGTTTTTTAATTTCTGCGGAATTATTACCTTTTTTATCAACTGCCTGGTGTGATTGTTTTTTCTCGCCTTTACCAGTAATAAACCGTCCTGTTTTTTTCTTCATAAACTTTTCACAGCCCCATTTAGTTGCAAGTGCCTCTGCTTCGTCTACTTGATGTTGATTGTGTTCAAAGATTAAAAAGTCCCATCGTGCTCTGCCTCCAGCATTAATAAATGCTCGCATGTTACGCTCTACATTATCCCAATTTACTCCTTGTCTATAAAGATGATTCGTATCACGAAGACCGTCGACACTAAAAATAACAGCACCCATTCTTCCAAAGACGTGGGCCAACTCTCTCCACCATTCAACATTTTTTGCTCCTGCATTGGTATTCATGCTTAACCACATTTTAGGGTTATGCTCTCTAAAGTATTTGAATATTTCTAATGTGTCTTTAGCAACAATAGGATCGCCTAAGTTACCGCACATAAACATTGTATCTAACTGTGCAATAAACTCCGGAAGGAATATCTTTTTACAATCTCCTAAACTAAGTTCGTCTAAATTAATATGTGGATTAATACCTTTGCCATTCATATTTCGATCACACATAGGACAACTAGCTTGACAGTTTTGTGTTACTTCAAGATGTATTGCTCTTATATCATTATATCTATACATACAGTTTTATCAATTCTTTTACTGCATAGTGACCATCTACATTAAAATGATCATCATGCTCCGGGATATGCGAATAGTTATTAAATTCTTCAGCAGAAATCATATCTTTAATAGATCCTATATAATTAATATGACATTCGTTTGCCCAAGGCTTGTCAGTAGTAATGTAACCATACTCCATGTTCCAAGAAAAGAAAATCACATCTTTAAAATACGAATCAATTAATATCATTTCTTTTAAACTGAGCCAGTGTGCAGTATCATCAGAAGTAAAAGAGCGAAAAAGCGTTACTAGTTCTCTTCGTTTGATATTATATTGTTTGTTTACACCCTTAATAAATGATTGTCGAGTTATGCTGCCAGGTGTTATTGATATTCCTGCATCTCGAAAGCCTTCTTTGTGAATATCGTAATAGTAATCTTTACCTTTGCGTTTAGTTATATCACATATAGGAACATTTTTTCGATGCAAAAATACTCTGTGAGGACTTGTAAGCTGTACAATAACTTTATCTGGTTTTCCAAATTGATATTCAAGTTCCTTTAACCTATAAAAATAGCTTAAATTACTATTTCCAGGTACACTACAATTTATTATTTTACATTTTAAATCATCTTGTAATAGACTTGGCCAGGTTTGTTTAGGCCTAACATAAATGTCATGATGGCTATAACTACATCCTACTACAAAAATTGTTTTAGTCATTAACTACCAACTTTATATCCTTACCAGGTCCTGCTTTGCTAGGCAAGTCACCGTACTGTTCTATATACCATTCAATTACAGCAGCATACCATTTATGGCTATTATGATGTGCTTGTTTATTAAACTGATGTATATTATTGTTAGTAGCTTGTATTGTAGCAAGTGCTCTAGCACTTTCGGTTTGTAGTTGCCGAATTGTAAAATTACTTATATCCAATTTTCATAAACCTCGTATAATCTGGTAAAAAAAGCTCGCCTTCAAAAAGTGTTTCATTCATCGGTGTGCTTTTACTAAACTGAGAAATGCTTTTATGACAGTTCACATGTTCTTCTATTTCAAAATAATCATTGCTTTGTAAAATAACTAGTTTGCCGTCGGGTATATTATTATACCATTCATCAAAATTAGCAATGTGTTCGCAACTTGTGTTTATAATAGTGTCAGGGTTGTCTTTCATTTGTATAGGCTTGTCTGTCCCAGATGTCATATAATAGAAATTTCCCAGTGTTCCGTCACTTGGTGCAGGAACATCTGTCCACTCAAAATCCATAATGTCAACTGTACTTGCCTTGAAACGCCAAGCATCTTCAACCCAAGGTTTATTAAATACTTCAGCAATTTTAGCGCAAGATGGATCGTTATCAAAACTACGGATCTTACTAACTTTAATTTTGCTTTCAAATAGCATAGTAGCAAGGGTAGCATACCATCCTGCACACAAGAAAACTGTACCTAAATCTAAATTTAATTTTGTAAGCTCTTTGATAATCCATAATTTACTTTTTATTTGTCCTCGACTAAAACAATCGTCCCAAATTTTAGTTTCATTGACGAAGAAGTTTTTAAATGCTGCAACAAACTGTGTGTCAACATAGCGGTCAAGTATAGGCCAAAGTTTCCAAATATTATCTTCTAATACAAGTTTTCGCAAATCTTCGTCATCAACTAATCTAAAAATACTGTGTAGGTTTTGTTCAACTATTGCTTTACGCAATTCTTCATGTTCATCCGGCAATAGTCTAAAAATACTATGTAAGTTCTGTTCTAATACTGCTTTACGCAATTCTTCATGTTCATCCGGCAATAGTCTAAAAATACTATGTAAGTTCTGTTCTAATACTGCTTTACGCAATTCTTCAAGTTCTCCATTAACTTCGCCATCGACTAATCTAAAAATACTGTGTAGGTTTTGTTCTAATACTGCTTTACGCAATTCTTCATCGCCATTAGTTAACCTAAAAATACTGTGTAGGTTTTGTTCAACTACTGCTTTACGCAATTCTTCGTATTCATCTGGCATTAGTCTAAAAATACTTGTTAAGTCTTGATCAATATAAATTCTACGCAAATCTGCTAACTTTGTTTTAGTTGGATATAGCAGTTCAAATCTATCAAGTAGTTCATATGTTTTCATCAAATTTTTCCTTTAACCATTCAAAGTTGTTGATCATTTTAAGTGCATCTATGTTGCCTTGGTTACGAGTTCCGTATGCAGCACCGGCTTTTGCGCCTGCAATAGCATAAGTTCCGTAAGCTCTGTCGGCGCCTACTGTGCACCAGGTGTGTAGTCGTTTGTTAGTTTCATCGTCTTTTTGTCTGCCAATTACTTTTGAACTTAACTTACAACATTCTCTAAATGCACTTTTCCAAGTTTCAAATTCTCCTGTGTTAAACGCTGTGATGTTTGACACTTTTTTTACAGCAACAAATTTGTCGCTAATACTTGTAGTCATGTCTGGCATAGATGTGTCCATATTAATAGTATGCAGTCTTGGAAATAATTTTATTCCGCCGTATCCATATTCTAAATCATTAATAGGGTTACAACTACGCCATACATGTACTGCATCTCTATTGTTGCGGTTAGGAATATAACTAAAGTCAAAGTCATCTGCAATATGTGCATCTGCATCAACTATCCATATCATAGGAGTAAATGCTTGTTTGGCTGCTTGAATGTGTGCTTGATGTATTCCTTTAACTCCATGCACACGGGTAGCAATAGGAAAGCGTTCTTTTAGTGCAGCGTAATTAGCATCTGCACTAGATTCTTGGTAACTTATGAATACAATATCATACATAACTTATTATACTACCTATTACTGCTATTGTCAATTAATTTATAGCACGCATTTGCAAGCCAATTATGGGCAGCAACACCAGGATGTGCTCTGTCTCTAGCCGGTGGCTTGGGCAGATTCCATAAAGTTGGATTGTCAGTAACATTAAGTAAATAGTCGTTAAAAGTATGCTCATCCCAAGACATCCAGTGTATAGTTGTTCCATACTGCTTTGCTACTACATTCGCCCAATCAATATAATCTGTAGCATAACACGCCGAAACGTCTTCTGTAAACACACTAAATATCTGTTTATGCCGTTTTTTATTTATTGTCCCGTAATGATTTACAAGGACAGTATCATAGTGCCATCTCTCAGAATGTGTATCATACTCTGGAAGAAATACCCTGCCAGGAGGCGGAAGTATTATGAATGCATCACTAACAGGATAAAGTCTAATAAAGGAAGTAAATACCTTTATTATATTTGCTATTGAAGACCCTGGCATACCTAGATTAGGAATATTTGGTATATTTAATCTTTTTGCAAGTAATTCAGAAGCTGGAGTGTTAACACCAATGCCAAAAGTACAACTACATCCAAAAAATGCAGGGGACTTTTCAAATGTCCATTCACCGCCACGAAACCCGTGTTTGTTAATATGATACTCCCACGGATCTTTTTTATAATCAATCTCTGGCTCATTATAAAGGTGCGGTGTTGAGTATGATTCGCCTACACGGTTTAACAGCATACTTGAATGGTGAATGTGGTGATTATGTTTATATAACTGATCTATTTTTATTTTTGATGATTGTATTTGAGAATATTTATTCATATGTCGCTAGTTCTTTGTCAATATTTTTAGGATCAGGAGTTAATACCCATCCTTCTTTTTCTGCAAGTTCTGTAATACTTGCATCAGTATCTGGAATACTTTCTACCCAATCTGTTAGTATCTTAGGAAACACATTTATGTTTTTATTTCTACGAACATCATATTGTGCATAAAATGTTTTAAAGTCACGCCATAGTGTAACTGGATTACTTGTTCTACGGTGTGGAGCATCTACTGTAACAAGATAATCAATTAAGCGTTCAATACTTGCACTCTCGTACTCATCCCATATAGTTTGTGTAGCATACCAATTACTAATTTGTGTATGTAAATGAGATTTGATGTGAGTAGGCAATGCTAGCGGACTTTGAAAACTAGGAAATCGTAATAAATTTAAACTTACTTTAAGACGATTATTTTTTGAAAGTTTTTTTAATTCTGCAATTTCATCTAAAAAATCTGTAATAGTAAATAAACATAAACTATTAATTGTCATCATTATGTTAACACTTGCAGTTGTTTCTGTTAATATTCTAGTAAGATTATGCTTCCATTGATTATAGTCTAGTCCGTCTCGAATATACTCTGCTTGTGCGTCAGTTGCTTCGCAGCTAGTATATAATTCAAAGTTTTTTATATTTTTACTTTTGTCAATTAGTTTGTTAATAATTTCAGACTTTGCAATAAGATTACTATTAATTGCAAAACGCATGTTACTTTCTTGTGCATTAAACCAATCAAATAATTTCCAAGTATTTGCGCTCATCAAAGGTTCACCGCCTGTTATCCGTAGCTCTTCTAAGCTATCTGACAAGCCGTTGTTCCACCATTTCCAGAACGCTTGAATATACGGATTGTCTTCATCGTTGTTATAAGGCTGAGTCCAATCACCATTTTGTTGGAATGCTCCAGCACCGTCACTTACTAAATTAGTGTATTCACCATTTTTCTTAATATCTTTAGCCCATGTTGTACTAAAACTTGCATTACAATAACTACATGCTAAGTTGCATGTTCTATCAAATGCAATTTCAAACGTTTTTAAATTAACATTAGAATGGTGATCTAAATCGTATGCTCGTTGCAATTCTTTGTCAGAATAAATGACGCTTTTAAAAGTTCGATCACTAACAGCATCTGTATTCATGTCTTCCATTTTCCAACAATATTCGCACTCTGCAGGACGTTCACCAGTTTGCATCTGGCGACGCATTTCTTTCTTGTGCTTAGTATTGTGAATAGCAGTATAATCGTCTTTAATTTCTTTTAAAGGAATCTTATGTGCAGGAGGGTGATGACAACTAGTCGTTGTTCCACTTCCTAACCAAGTAGTAGCATTATACCACTTTGCTCCGCAAAAACTTTTACTTTTTGAATCTAAAACTCTGTTGCGGTATTGCTGCAAAGTTTCGTCTTTCATTTTATAATCAGGCATTCCAGTCCTTTAATAAATGTGCATATTTCGGAAATGTAGTAGTAAATTTTTTATTTCTTCGTTTGTCGTATGCTTGTATATATCTTACAAAACTAGTCCGGTGTACTAATGCCGGAGGTGTTGTTCGTAAGTAATTACAAAAACGTTGTATCTGATCCCATTCTTCTAGGTATAATCTAGCATACTTGTCAGTTGAATAATACTTTAACCAACCTATACATAGAGCTTCTATTTGATCTGCATATTTAGTTCGCACATCGTTATCTAATAGTGTACATTGAAGATGTGGAGGCCAGCGTAAATAATTAACGCTTAATGGTATTCTATTATGTTCAAAACCGTTATTGTACTTTATACGAAACTCCATTACTAATTCTATAAAACTATTAAAACTTGGCAAACTTAAGATGTTAATAGTTGTCATAATTGCTACATTAACATCAGTAGTTGACAAAACTTTATGCATATTGTCTATCCACTGTGTATAGTCTAACCCGTCTCGTACATATTCTGACTGACTGCTAGTACTTTCTAAACTAGTGTAGATTTCAATTTTTTTAACTTTATCTTTTATTTTGTTAACACTAGTAATAAGTTGGTTGATTAATTTGTCTGGGACACATAAATTTGTATTAATTGCAATGTCAAGATTAGGCTGAGGATTATTATCAATAAAGTCTAATAATTTCCAGGTGTCTTTACTCATAGTAGGTTCGCCGCCTGTTATCCGTAATACCTTTAAATGAGGTAATGCATTAGGAAACCATTTCCAAAATGCTTCTACATAAGGATTATGTTCGTTATTTTTATAAGGCATTTTTCCATTAGACTTTAGATAATCGAGATTATGTGATCCGTGTTTAGTCGGATACTCACCATTCTTTTTGATATCTTCCATCCACTTGCTACTAATTTCAGGTGAACAATATGCGCATGCAAAATTACACGCATTTGAAAAACTAACTTCTAAATAACTCGGATACACGTTTACATTAGGATCAGACTTTGCTATCTCATCAAATCTATCCCATGCCCAATGATCAGCAGTTTTATAATGCCTGTCGCTAAAATATGCTGTGTCTAGATCTTCGATATTCCAACAATAATCACATTCACTTGGTCGTTCACCTTTGAGCATTTTAGCACGTTGTTCTTTTTTAAATTTACTATTGTGTAATGCTGATGGATCTGCTTCGATTTCTTCAAGAGGTATTTTATGAGGAGCAGGATGATGACAACTATGATTGTAACCATTTTGTAATAATAGTGTAGTTTGCAACCATTTAGCTGTGCAGAAGCTGCAACTAACCTTATTAATTGCAGTTCGTTTTTCTTCTAGTAACTTTATACTTTGTTCATTACTCATTTATTTAAATTATTCATTCAGGATCAATTACAAACTGTTGGCTAGAATTTCTACTAGGATTTTGATATACTGTTTTAAAGAATTTACTTTGTTGAGCACCAAATGGTGTTTCTGCAATTGGTGTGTCTAACTCATTAATAAGTTTAATGCCATACATACCTGTTTCGTATTCAATGTCTTCAATGTCTGCAAAGGAAGTGGTCCATAAGTTGTTTAGATATTCAAAGTCTCTAACTTGAACAAAGTCCCATTTTGTACACATTGTCATATATAGGCCCGCTCTTGCTCCTAATATAGCCCAGTTGCCGTTTTCTACGTCTGCACCTATCATTAACCAAATCCAAAGTCTGTGTAAGTTTTTCCAATGACCTTTTAATAACTGTTCTTTAGTAGGTTTTGCTCCGCTATCAAGTGCCATTTTGACACCTTCACGAAAACCTGCTCGCCAAGCTTGCTGCGGAGTAGCATTATTATGAACATCTGAGTAACAACTATTTTGTTGAATATACTTTAAGTCCCAGCAAAAGTCTACTTGGGCTGCTACATTCTCTGGATCTGCATTTTCGTGTGTTTTCATCTGCAACACATATTCTTTAGGCCAACATTTGATGCCACCGTTGCCGTACATTAATCCATTAATTTCGTTTTTGCCGCACCAACTAATAACACTAGATTCTAAATTACTGCCCTGTGGAATATCTAATACTTGTTCTAAAAAGCCAGGTCGTACAATATTGTCACCGTCAACAGTAATAAATCGATCTGTTTCACTTAGCCTTGCACAAGCTTTATGTGCTGCATCTGAACCTTCTACACCGTGTACACGCTTTGCCCAAGGTGCTTTAGTAAGTAAGTCTGCATAGTTTTTTTCTGCGTTTGGTTCATCGTAACTTAAATAGATGATATCATAGTCAATAATTTTCATTTATTACTCCTGTACTATATGTATATGTTTTACATGATGAGATCTGCATAAAAGGCTAACTTGCGATTTGCATATATCTTTATCATAATCTTTTATTGCAACGGTGTTACATGCCGCTAAAGTTTTTAAATTAACTTGAAACGTATCTAACAATATAAATCTGTTTGTATTATCAACTACATAATATTCTTTGATATGGTCATAACCTTGTGCAAATAAAGCACAATTTATATCATCCATTGTACTTGTAGCTGTCCAAGTGCCGTTAGTTGTATCTTGTGTTAAGACAACTGAGTTAGTTGATATCTCTTGCTGTTTACTAATCATTCCCGAAGCTTGTACTGTTCCATCAAGATCGTGAAGATCACGGGACAGGAGAAGCATCTTGCCTATGACTTTTGAACTTTTAAGTACAATATAATCAGATAGTTGCTTAGTGCTATTTGAAAAATCTTCATACGTTTGGAGATTAATATCAATATAATTAGGGCCAAATGAGTCATCTATTATATTAGTAACACATGCAACATTTCCTACATTATCATAATATAAGTAAAACATTATACTCGTTCCTCTAACCAGGTAAGCATGTCAGAAGTTAAAAATTCATCTTCAACATAATGTAGTACACCCGACTGTTTATACCCGTTAATATAGATATTGTCATTGCCAAAGTCTACAGATAATATATCTGTCCATTTGCTAGGAATATGGGCAAGGTGCTGTGCTTGAGGCTTCATATGCGTAAAAGATAGCATACTATTACTATTTAATGTAGTAGTATGCGAGTCTAATAATTTTAATGCTATTGCTGCGCTCAGATCTACACTATTCCAGTTTTGCATAGATTTAGGAGCATATTTTTTATAAAATACTTCCCAGTTTTGCATTATAACATCAAGCAACTTAAAAAAGTTATGTGCTTCGTTGCCTTTACTAAATTGATACATGCCTACATAAACTTCTGGCAAATTATTTGCATCAAATGCTTTACGGTAATACCTAGTAGTAACAGGTTCATTACGATATGTTTTAATATTTGTAGTAAAGGACAAATTGTGTAAATTACTCCATATCGGGTTAATATCGTCTAACACTAACATATCTACATCAAACACAATAGTATTAATATACGGCGTCACATAGTAAACTTTATATCGATTTTCAATCTTCCAATCATCGTATGCGATATCACTCCATGGTATAGGAATTACTTTATCAAATACATCTTTATACATTGACGGCACTATATCATTAGTAATTAAACTTATATTTGTGTTAGGAGATTTTGCAAGTATACTTAACGCTAATGCATATGCTTGTTTAACATAGTTTGTTGTTGAGTTATTTTGTGCTACTACACAAATACCATTACTCATTTTCAAACTCCTTGTCTATAAAAGAATTTAAACTGAATTTATTCATAACATGAACTGTTGCATCTGTAAGTTTTACAGGCAAATAATCCCAAGACTTATGTGCAAGAAGTTTAACTGTAGTATCGTCAATGTCTATCAATACATCTCTGTCTGTTGACACCCACATATCACTGTTTAATTGCTTGGGCCATTCTGTACTAGATTCAAATCCGCTCATCATATGTACTGCAATACTAAATGCAAAGTCGTTCCTAAACTTAGTTTCAACTATATTATAAGCTGTTCGGTAATAATTATAGTTTTCTTTGATATGTGCAACTAAATCAAACACAGTCTTAGCAGTATCACTTTTTGTAAAGTAAAGTATAGTTGCCCAATACATTGGAATAGTTTTATCACTTACTCTATCGAAGTTTATTCCATTAATATTAACAAGTTCATGGTGTTTAGCAATCATAAAGTCTTCAGTAGTATCAAAACAAGATAATAATTTATCATTAAATAATAATAAATCTGTATCAATTACTAATGTGTTTTCAAATATACTTATGTTATACGCATCAATCCGGGCGCAATTTTTCCATTCTAATCGTTTAGAACTATATAATCCATCATTAAATGTTTTTATAGAACCTTGCGGTGACGGTTGGTAAGTTACTACATCAATATAATTTTTATAAAACGGATATTCTGATTCAATATATTCAACTGAATCTGTAACAAGTTGTACTGGTAAATTAAGGTGTGTTTTTATGCGTTTTGCACAATAGATAGCTTGTTTTGCATAATCAATATGATTGTTATTAAATGCAAAAAGTAAAACTCCACGGTCCCCACTGTTCATAGATCTATTAATCCTTGTACTGATCTATGGTGTTTAATTGATTCATAATCAATAGCATACTTACGCGAAGCAAATACATATACGCCTATTATTTCTTTTGCAAATTCATCAATATCAGTGATAGCAAATGGAGTATCGTTATCATCTAATACTATAGCACCATCTGGGTGCATGTTTGACAATGTATGTACAAAATTAATTAATTCTTGCGTAACTGTAAACTTGTGTCCGCGAGTGTAGTGTACAAGGTTTTCCTTGTACTGTGCTAAAAATATGCGTTTTTGATTATTTTGTGTTTCTAAAAAATTAGAAAACTCTAATGCTTTTTGTAATCGTTCGTCCATAGATAAATCCTCATATACTTGTTATAAGTATATACTCAATTCTTCAATGTGTCAAGTGTTATGTGAATGTATTTGTAGCACCAAATGCAATTGTAGGGGCATCAGTCTGTACGTTTGAACCGGTTGGTCGAATATAACTTAGCGCACTAGTTAGTGTACCTTGTACATTTTCGTCTTCTGGCGGGCCAAGGCCTGTTTGATCGCCTGTGTCATCATCTCTATAAATTAGACGAATTCTTACACCGTTTGTGATCGACCTAGCTTCAATTTGATAATCGTTTTCTGAGTACGGATTAGTACCTGTCTTTGATACTAGGTAACGAGCAGTGGTATCAAGATCATAGTACCCATCATTAATAACAGTACCAGATGCTCCTGTTTTACTAACACTAACATGATTCATAGTAACAACGCCTGGGCCCGCGACCGTTGATTGCCAATCTAGTGTTTTTGCTTCACTGCCTGTATATGACAAAGTTGACGATAATACTAGCTTTCCGCCTGCATTAAAGAATGCCTTTACTGCATTTGCACTTGCCCAAGTAAACGTTATATCATGTATTTGTGTCCCGTTCCAATTAGTTTTAGTTTTACTGCTAGCCGAAACTGTTGTAGATTGCCCGCTGCCTATTGTAAATCTATTTCCTGCATCTTTAATAAAATTAGTCGCAGTTTCAAGTGCATCGTGTATTGTTTTTGTAATTCCGCTATCAGTATTAACAGTTGCTAATGCAGGACTCGGTGCTGATCCAACTTGGTGTGTGTATGCTTTATCAATATCAGTTTTTAATGTGTTCCACGCTGTGGCTGTGATTTTATCCCCAGGACTAACTGCCGAAGATGCAATTGATTGGTTATAACCAGATGCTCCTGCTCCGGTGCCGCCTGGTGTTCCCATCACTAGTACTATTCCACTGCGGATAGTAGTATATTCTGCTTCGCCTATTGTTTGGCCTATGGTGACTGGCATGCTATATCCTCTTTATTAACTATGTATATTTATACTTTTAACACACACTCTATAAGTTTTTCATTTGTATCATCACTTGATTCAAGTGCAATACCAACTAATGCAGTTGTTGAAATAGTTGTACATACACCATCGGCCATTGCATAGACTGCATTACCTTTTTTAACTGCACCTTTAACTCTTACAGGTAACCGTCCTTTAAGACCAATGTATTGACCATCACTATCACTGTTCATCATGTATGCCGGATCTGTTGAAACAACACCAATACAATGATTACTTGCACTTGCTGGACAAACCTCTGCTTCGCCGCCAACTGCCACTGCTGTTCCTGGTGCTAGTTCTTCTGCTGTTGTGTATTTTTCTGCAAGGTCAGCATAGCGTGCGCTAGTTGCAGTTCCTTGGAATAATACTGCGTTTAAGTTACCTACGCCATCTCTTACAGCAACACTATTACCTGTTCCTGTGCCAATACTATCAACTGCGCCTACTCTTGCTGAACCGCCTACTATAAGAGCACTTGCTTTTTCTGAAATTCCATATATGTTTGTAGCATGAACTTGTGCGAATACGTTAGAAGTATCGCCAAGTTTTACAGACTCATTATCGGTGCCAGCTAAATTAAGTCCTGGTTTAACCAATCCTGGCTCTAAAGTAATAACGTTTTTGTTTGTGCCGCCTGTCTGTTTTGTTCTAAAACGAATTTCGTCACCTTGTGCATTTTGTATAACACCTTGGTTGTCGTCTTCAATAAATAGTTTTAAATCTAGTCCTGCACCAATAGCAATACCTGCATCAGTTTGGAAGTTAACAAGTTCAGTAAATACAGTCGGAACACCTACAGCTGAAGTAATATAGTTTGATGCTAGTTCGCCGCCAAGTCTGTCAGAGTTTGTTGCAGTGCCGTAGTATCGTGTTGTGCCTGTGGTAACGCCGTCTATGGGGTTTGTTGATTTTGTATCTTTAAGGGTTATGCCCTTGCGTACAATATCAAACCCTGCTATGGCATTTTCAGCATCGGTGGTATCAATTGTAAATTCTTCAGTACTAATAATAAACATCACGTCATCATTAACTGTAGCTGCAATTATACTTTTGCTTGCTGAAAGAGTATCACGGACTGTTCTACTTTGCATCTGTGTGATACCCGAACCAGCGTCTTGAGGACCAATAAGTACAAAATCAGCGCCGTTATAAGAATATAACTGTTCGTTAGTAGTATCCCACCAAAAGTCGCCAGTTGCTAATCCTGCAGGAGCAGTTGCACTAATTTCTGCGCCACCTGTTGTGCGCCATTTAGTACCGTCATTAAATTTTAATTTACTATTTGCAGTGTCAAACCAAACTTGCCCTGTAATTGCTCTAGGTGGTTGATTGGCCCCAGCAAAGTTTTCTAGCAAAAATACAAAATTTTCATTCTGCACTTCGCCATACCCTGCATAGTTCTTGCCGACTAGCTTAATATCAGTTGTTTGGTCTAACGTACCATCTTGTACAATAGTTAACTGGTTTGTGTTGTAATTGTTTATTGTATACGCCATGTTTATTTAATCCCTCATTGTTAGTATTTAGCACATCTTACGGATAATTAGTTGTGCTTGTAAATGTCCAGACTGATCCGGTTATAGTAAATGTCATTGTATATCTGTCAGGCGTTAGTGTAAGCGGACCAGAGGCAGTATTTGCTGCTACAATGTCTTGTATAACTGACTGAGCTTCTGTAGTAACTTTGTCAACAAGAACTGTAGATTTTTGTAAAACGCCTGTACTGTCTGTTGTAACTGTAACTGCAATACCACTAACTGTTGCTGCTGCATAACTTGTGCAATGTATTTTAGCAACTGTACCGTTTCTTATACTAGTTGCAGGGCTAATACTTTCTAAAATAGCTTTAACATCAGTAGTTGGGCCCGAACCAGTGCCGGCAGGGTTTGGACTAGAAAGTCCTGTAATATCTAAAGACATTGCAATAGGCTGAGTCAGTGTTGAAGTATCAACATATGCTTTAGTTGCTACATCCGAATCTACTGTGGGATTAGCAACTCCTGTAATTTTTTGGTTGTTAATTGTAATATCGCCAGTGGAAGTAATAGCTAATGCAATATTAGACGAAATACTTCCAACAGTTGCAGTTCCTGATACAGATAAATTTGCTAAAGTTCCAATACTAGTTAATCCGGCAGCAGTTGTAACAGTACTACCTAGTGTCGTTTTAGAAAGTATTTGTAAATTTTCAATTCTGTATTCTTTGCCAGCAGTTAAATCAGTGTTTTGATTTAACGTCCAGTTTCCTGTTGATTGTACCCATTTAATTGTCTTATCAGTTGTCCCTTTTAGTGTAATGCCGCCTTGATTTGCTGTAGTATCAGTTGGTGATGCAGTTGATCCTAATTCGATATTAGGATCATCTATTGTCATTGTTGCAGTATTAACTGTTGTTGTAGTTCCCTCAATAGTTAAATTTCCACCTACAGTTAAATCTCCAGTAAACTTGCCAGCACCAGTAACATCTAATGCCACTGTCGGAGTATCTTGGTAGATGCCGATTCTGCTAGTACTGGTGTCTAATGTAAATGCTTCAATAAAGTTGTTTCCTTGCGGTACTCTAATAGCAAAGTCGTAATTTAATTGTTTTAATTCTATTGCTGTAGTGACGCCGCTGTCTACTGTTTTAAATGAAGCATATTGAGAGTCGCCGAACCCTACAGTGAGTCCGTTGTTTCCTTTAACAAACAAGGCACCTTCCATTTGCTGATCTACTACTACATTATTTAAATCACGCTCGTTTGTTGCAACAAATGCTGATGGTAAATATGAATTTCCTTGACTATCAACTAAGTTTTCTGCGTTTAGTGCAGTTCCTTGGAATTTAAAGTCTGCAACAACTGTTGGATTAAACCCTATTTCAATAGCTCGACCTGCTGCATACGGTAATATATTAGAGTCTATTTTTGGAGTAAATTTAGAACTACTAAATATTCCTGCTAATACTCCGCCAATATATAACGCCAACACAGTACGAGTTTGATTAGAAGTATCAACCATTGTAACTGCTTCGGTATTTGTCTTACCTTGTGTAGAATTATATTCAGGGCCAACTAATACTAAATCAGTACCGTCCCAAAAGTACAATTTATTTTCGGCATTATCGATCCATAAATCTCCAGATACTAAGTTTGTAGGTTGATTGCTACTAACTGTCGGTGATCCGGCAGTTCTAAAACTAGTTCCGTCATATATGTTTAACCTATTTTCACTAGTATCGTACCATAATTGGCCTTCTAATGGATTAGTAGGAGCACTTGTTGATGCAAAATTTTCAATTATTTTAACAAAGTTTTCATTAAATGCTTCGCCAAATCCTTTATAATTACGGCCTACTAGTGTAATGTCTGTAGATACAATGTCAATTACACCATCTGCAAGTTCTACTAGTAAATCGCCGTTAGTTTTGTTTATTTTATAACTCATGAAACAACTCCTGTGTAGATAATATAATTAATAGTTTGGAATGGATTCATAATGTCAATTGGTGCTCCAACTTCACTAAAAGTACTTCCTGGGGGTATAAGAACATCTCCACTATTTGGTAAACGTTGTGCCAAATCGTCTGCACCTGTTTGCAAAGAAGATCCTTGTACGCCAGGTGGAAGAATGCCTCTGCCGTCTACTTCTCTGTGGGAATAAAACTGCTGTCCTGCTTCCGCTTTCATATCATGCTGGTGTTCTGGCAGGTTCTCTACGCCAATAGTAGTAGCATCAGTACCGTCAACGGCACCTATTACACTACTATTCGAACCTCGATTTCTTGTATCTGGATCGTCAACAGGTGGTGTCGTGCCTCCCATTAATAAATTACCTAATGGAAATCTGCCTCTAAGATCTGGAATGTTAAAAAATCCAATAGATGGTGTTGGGCCGTAGTTAAAATTAATTAATTCAAATAATTGGTTATATACACCTGTACTTAATTCTTGACCATTACAAAATTTCCATCCTGTTGGTTCTGTAAGTCCTGCATATGGCATAACACTACCAATCGGTGTTAGGCCTATAATACTATTAAATAAAGTTGACCTTGATATACGCTTTAAGCCGGTGTTAGTGCCGCTAGTTCTATCCATTAAGAATTCGTCATTTGACAAACTGTTAGACACTTGTTCTTTAGCACTAATAATAGTATTTTTTAGTGTTAGCGAAAATGTTTTTAGTCCGCCGCCGGTTTGACCGTCAAATGCAGCTTCAACAGTTTCTACATCGCCTTGATATCTAAAAGTTGTCGAACTTGTTAATTTGTCTGAACTGCCCGATTTGCCACTTACATTGCCACTAACTTGGCCTTCTAAATTTCCTAAAAATGTAGTTGCATGTATTTTGCGCCATTTTTTAGTAGAACTACCAATGTTTCTAGTATTGTTAAGATCTGGCATAATTAAATCACTAGCAGCAGTGTCAACTACTAAGTCGTTGTTGCCTAATGTTATACTTTTTTGTACATTAACTGAATCGCCTACATTAAGAGTTTTAGCAATTCCTACTCCGCCTTTTACAATTAATGCTCCGTTACTAATAGTACTACTCTGTGTTGTGTCGTTAGTAGTAATGATTCCACTAATTTTAGTATTACCTGTAACATCTAGCGCCTCGTCTGGAGCTTCGTTGTTAATACCTACTCGTAAACTCGAATCTACTCGTAATACTGTTTTACTGTTTCCGACATTTCTGACTCTAAAGTCGATATTAGAACCTTCAATGTTATGTTGTATAACTCCTGCTGTTCCTTCAATACCAATATTAAGTTCACCATTAATGCCGTATGCAATACCCGTATTGTTTTGAATATTTAAAGGAAAAGTAGTTGTTGATTCAGCATTTCCTCTTAAAAAATTAGCTGCAGGAACCGCTAAATTATTAACAATAAGACTTTCTGACTTTTCTGCAATGCCATAAAACTTAACATCGTTAATGCCGTCGCCGTCAGTATCTCTATTAGCTAAGTTAATACCTGGTCGTATTTGAGTTCCTGAAAACCCTGGTATTGTAGCTTTAGGCGTAAATGTGTTAAACGCAACAATAGCAACAATATTAGCATTGACTTGAACTTCAATTACTGTATATTCTGCATTATCTTGGCCAGTAATAGTATTAGGCTGTGCTCCAGTAGTTAACCCACTACTAAAGCTCGGACCAACTAAAATCCAACTAGATCCAGTATATAAGTATAACTGCTGATTATCAGTATCTGCCCATAAATCGCCTGTTAGTGCTTCTGAAGCATCAGGTTCAGTAGTACTCTTTTTAAGACCACTTGCTGATACCCAAACTGTACCATCATAAATTAGTAATTGTTCTGTATTGTTATTGTACCATAATTGTCCTTCAATAGGAGTTGATGGTTCTGTCGGGCTTGCAAAATTTTCTAGTAAGTGTAATAAATTTTCACCTATTGCAGCACCGTACCCTAGACTATTTTTGCCTGGCAGTTTAATACTAGTATCAGTATTAATTGTTTGGTCTTCAACTACGATAGGATCCTTTTCAGCACTATCAGTATATTGTATTGTATATGACATATAATTATCCCTCGTTAAAGCCAGTTAAACTTTGCACTCTAACAGTATAGTCAATTTGAATTAGTCTATTAAGACTTTTCTGTACTGGATGAAATACAACGTGCGTTAATAATCTACCTGTGCCAGTTGCATTGTAGGCTTTTAAACCTAATTCATCAAAAACATACAAACTATCTGCACTAGAAGCTGTGTCAAATGCATCTTGGCCGTTAGGCTCACCGTAGTCTAGCAAGCAAGTAACTAATATATCTGTATAGTTTGTACCGCTTACATGGCGTGTTTCAATCTTATTACGGGCAGGATCAAGATTGTTTACACTACGATCATCTACTACTTTAGTAAATGTTTCGTTGTACAAACTAGCATTTGTGCCTGTGCTGTTTGGAGTTAGGTATGTAATAATACCTGTTGGGTCAACACTAGTGCCGCCGTTGCCAAACCCCATTTGATAAATCCATCCAGTACCTGCATTGCCTAAACTTTCTGCAAGACTAATACTCATGTTTTCGTAATGAATAGCATTACGTTTATCTACTATCACTTCTCCAGTTTCTGGATTGTGTATTTTAATGTGTCCTTGTAGCAGCACACCGCTTTGTTCATTTAATTTGTCTGTCATAGTTTTATACCTATCATCCTGCTCATGTATTTATCGCGGCAGGTCAACTGTTGCTGCCCGTAAGAATCTACTAATGTCATTTTCTGTTTCACCTAATGGTATTCCTGGTTCCGACCACCGTATTCCTTGGCGTCTAACAACTGTAACCTTAACGTTCTCAGTTGGTGTTTCTGTTAATGTTAATGTAGTAATATCGTCTACAGTGTCTACACTAAATTCTGCTGGCAATGTTACATCGCCTTCTGGACTATCTGGTGCAATTACTTGTATTTCGTCACCGTTTTTGATAGGTTGTACATAACTACTAATTGCATCTTTACGCAAACGCTTTCCTGCTACAAATACTTCAAATTCATTTACATTATTAGCTGTAAAATCAAGAGTATACATTGCAGTTGTTCCGTCTGCTAAGAATTGTGTAGTTAATGTTTCGTCTTTGTATGGCATAGATGCTGTAGGGCCTTGATTATAAATATTTTCACCTGCTGAGTG